GGAGAGTTGCTGGGGGATCAGGAGGGCGGTCAAGTACATTCGCAGCGAGGTTGATTTTCAGTCCCTGGATTATGCCACTCTCGATTGTCCGAGGGGCCGGGGAAATACGAACAATGAGCGGGAACCCAAGGACGTCAGAAGATATTTAATCTGGTCGAGCGGGGTACTCGGCCGGTTTGGTTCAAGGGGATTAAACATGATCGTCAACTGTATCGTGGAGGGAGACGAGTGCGACTGGGATTTGTTTTCATCAACCATCAAGGATTATTAGTTTTCGGGCGCTTCATCAGACGGCTTGGGAGGTCGTTAAAGGGTTTGAGCGGTGCGCCCACCGGAGACGGTTTCTTATGCCGCTCGACCCATTCCCACGAGGTGAAATGTCGGCACTGCTTTGTCTAGCGTTGAATGTCTATTTCGAGGCCAGGGGTGAACCTACCCTCCTGTCTATGGCTGCGCCCGCATTTGTCGTATTGAACAGGGTACATGACGACCGCTACCCGAATGACATTTGCTCCGTGGTGAAACAGGCTAAAACCTGGCGTGGCAATCCGGTCCGAAACCAGTGCCAGTTCTCATGGTATTGTGACGGTCTTAGTGACAGACCATTGAATAAACCGGCTTTTGAATTTTCCATGCTGATAGCGCGGCTGGTCATGGAAAGGCGTATAGAGGACGTGACCGACGGGGCGACTCATTACCACGCTGATTACGTCAAGCCGGAATGGAAAATCTATAAAACCTTCACGGCGAAGATAGGGTCTCACCTTTTCTACAGGTGGGAACGCTCCTGAAACCTGTCAATTTTTCTTTACTTTTCTGTCATATTTAGTTGACTATCCGTTAGTGCTAACGTATACTATCTTTATTGAAATAAGGAGAAAGAAGATGACTAAATTAACTGATATTAAATTACACTCTAGAATCGAGAATTCTATAAAAAAACACACAGCATTCTGTGGTGTGTTTCCTGAGGATTTTGATAAATGTGACATTAAACTTGTCTCCAGAGCCTCTGGAATCAAGGCGAAATATATTTGGGACTACTGGAATTATTGGTACGAGAACGCAGCCTAGATTTGGCTAGTGCCGCTTAATTTTGTTTTAAGGTTATGAGAAAACAACGGAGAAAACAGATGACTAAATTAACTAAAACACAGAACAACGGTTTGCAGGAATTATTGAGGAGAGGCGGCGTGGTCCCTAGCAGCGAGTGGACCACAGGAATCGGACGCCACACAAAAAAGCGAATGATCCCGCCGTTTTGTGCAGAGCTATACGCAGAGAATTGGTCTGCTGGTAAAAATCTAAGGGGAGAGATTGGGCGTGCTTACAAAAAACTGAAAACCGATAGACCTCGAATAAAACTAGTCGTCGCCTGTAATCAGTTGAGGGCTGCCAGGGCGGCTATAAATGGGTAGGTCCCCATTGGAAAACGCAAAGGGTTCCGCTGAGAGAGTGCGGGACTTTGTGAGACGGCAGAAGAGGAAGGGGTGGGTTAGGAAGTTTGTATGGATACCCAACACCCTGGAAGCCAATCAGGAATTGAAGGAACTAGAGAAGAAACTACAGGAGAAGGGATAATGATTAAATGGAACGAGATTAAATACGATTTGATTGGTCAAGACCTGGAGAGTTACGAGGGAGAACCCGGATATTGGAATGCAGACCAGACAACATTGCCGCCTGTGGGAATGAGTGTTTTGTTTTATTTCCCGCCTTACAAGCAAGGAGAACAATCGGGCGTTTATTACGGGTATTGGATAGACGAAAAAGAATGGAGTGATGATTACCCACCCCATATTATTTGGTATGCGCCGAACCCAGAAGACAAACGATGCGTATATACTGACGTTATGCTTGGCAATCACGTCACTCACTGGGCTGATATTGATCTGCAGAGTGATGATTACCCACCCCATATTATTTGGTAGAGGAATAAATGGACATACTTGATATAATAGCGGTTTTGGTTGACGTATTCTTTCACATACTATGAAAAAGAAGCCGCGTGATCCGTCGTGGAAACTGCGCCATGCTTTGGGTCACAAGGTCGAGCCTGACCTGAAGAAATACAGGCGGAAGGTCAAGCATAAGAAAAAAGTAACCTGGAATGATTCTAAACAGTTGACAGAAGTTTCAGAATAACATAGTTTCGTGCCTGGACCCGTGTGCCTAAATGGCGGCGGGTTTTTCTATGGAGGTTCCATGCACAGCAGGGTTGACATTTTTAATTTACAGGAAGCTGGTGCCGAGGCGCACGTCGTGGTCGTGTTCGATACGACTGAAGAGGCCCGGGACTGGGCGGAAGATTTCATGGAAAAAGGCGTTATGTTCGTCATGGACGATCCAGCGCAGGTGATGCACTGATGCTGCTTTCGTTACTGCTTATTCTATTGTTGTAGGAGTTGTCATGCCTAAAGGAATCGGAACTTACGGAACCAAGAGGGGGCGGCCCCCCAAGAAATCCAAAAAGTCAGGGAAAAAGATCAAGAAAAAGAAGTAATGTTTGACAGGCAGGAGATACTTCTCGGAACGATAGTCGTAATATTCTTTGTGGGCGTATTTTGGTTCTTTTCATAATCTCCCTGCGGATACACCACCGATTAGAAATTAGCACGAAGGTATCCAGCATAGATTCAGAATAAGGATTATCACTTGCAGATAGAACAGACAGCAACAACAGACCTGATTCCGTATGTAAGTAATTCAAGGATGCATTCAGAGGGACAGGTGGCCCAGATAGCGGCCAGCATAAAGGAGTTCGGGTTTAACAACCCCATTCTGGTAGATAAGGAAAAGGGAATCATAGCAGGGCATGGAAGAGTATTAGCTGCCCGGAAGTTAGGCATGGACAAGGTTCCGACAGTCGAGCTTTCGCACCTGACAGAGACCCAGCGCAAAGCATATATTATTGCAGACAATAAGCTGGCCCTTAATGCGGATTGGGATATTTATTTATTAGGCGGCGAGATAGCAGACTTAGACCAAGAGGGCTTTGATCTAGATTTGCTGGGTTTCACCGAGCAAGAGGTGGAAAATCTATTCGACCCGCTTGGCGATGATTTCGACAGGCAAGACGCTTGGGGGGGGATGCCGGAATATATATCAAAAGACGAAACAGCTTATCGGACATTGATTGTCCACTTTGAAGATCAAGCCGCGCTCGACGCTTTCTTAGAGATAAACGGCAAGAGCATCACCGAAAAAACTAAGACTTTATGGTTCCCCGAACAGGTAAACAAGAATTTGGGGAAACAGTATGAATCTTAGAATCCCGATTTATATAGTTTCAAAAGGCCGACCGGACTCAAGATTGACCAGCAAAGCTCTCGAAGAAATGGGCGTGGATTATTCAATAGTAGTTGAGGAACAGGAATTTGATGATTATGCGGCCGTCATAGACGAGAAAAAAATAATTATTTTAGATAAAAAGTACCAACGAGATTACGAAACATTCGACAAACTCAGAGACAGCAAGAGCAAAGGCCCCGGCCCCGCTCGCAATTTTGTTTGGGATCACTCTATTGAAAGCGGCGCCAAATGGCATTGGGTGATGGACGACAATCTAAGAGGTTTTTACCGGTTGAACAAAAATCAAAAACACAAATCAAAAAGCGGTGGCATATTTAAAGCGATGGAAGATTTTGTTTTACGGTATTCAAATATAGCAATGGCAGGACCAAACTATAATTGTTTTGCTAAACAACGCCAGAAGCTCCCCGCATTTATAGCAAATACCCGGATATATTCTTGCAACCTCATTCGCAACGATACCCCGTTTAGATGGAGAGGGAGATACAACGAAGATACCGACCTTTCTCTCAGGATGCTAAAAGCAGGGTGGGCAACAATTCAATTTAATGCTTTCTTGCAAAACAAAATGGTTACTCAAGCATTGAAGGGTGGAAACACAAAAGAGTTTTATGAGAAAGAGGGGACAAACCCTAAATCGACAATGCTAGCTAATATGCACCCAGACGTTACAAGAGTGGTTCATAAGTTTGGGAGAACACACCACCACGTTGACTATAGACCATTCAAAAATAACAATCCGCGCTTAAAGAAGAATATCAAAATTAAGAAATTCGTGGATAACTATGGTATGAATTTGAAGAAAATCCCTCCTATAAAAAGAGCCGCTTAGATCATGGCAGTCAAAACAAGCGAACGGGATGAATTAGAAGGTAGCGGGACCACTTTTTCCCCCCATATAGACGATGCCACGCAAACCAAGGGGTAAAGCTAATGGCAAGCCGCCATTTCATCCTACCGAAGAGGACAGAAAAACGGTTTCGCTTATGTGTGCTGTCGGTATCCCGCACGAAGGGATTGCCCTTTGTATACAAGACGGCATTGATGACAAGACGCTTAGAAAATATTTCCATGAAGAACTAAAGACCGCAAAAATAAAGGCCAACGCCAAAGTTGGCGGGTCAATATTTAACGCGGCAATGTCGGGGAACATGACAGCAGCGTCCCTTTGGGCCAAGACACAAATGGGCTGGAAGGAAACCCAGCAAATAGACACCAATGTATCGGTGAACAAGATCGAGCGGATCATTGTCGACCCTACAGATAGCGACACCCAGAGCGTTTAAGGGGTTGCTCCCGCCTATACGCTATAAGGGTGCCTGGGGTGGCAGGGGTTCGGGCAAGAGCCATTTCTTTGCGGAGCTTGCCGTCGAGAGGTGCGTGATGAACCCCGGAACCAGAATTGTATGTGTTCGGGAGGTTCAAAAGACATTAAGGGAATCAGTCAAGAAACTGGTAGAGGACAAGATTAAAGACCTTGGAGTCGAAAAGGATTTCAGGGTATTGCACGACGGGATTGAAACTCCCGGCGGCGGTATTGTCATATTCCAGGGTATGCAGGACTACAACGCCGAGAGCATAAAATCATTACATGATATGGACGTTGCCTGGGTGGAGGAAGCACAGACCCTGTCGATCAAGTCTCTGGAGTTTCTCAGACCGACGATAAGGAAAGACAAATCGGAGATATGGTTCAGCTGGAACCCCAGGCATACAACAGACCCTGTGGATCAGTTTTTCAGGTCGGAAACACCGCCGCCCAACGCCGGGGTGGTAAAGGTAAATTATGAGGGCAATCCGTTCTTCCCAAAGGAACTGGAAGCAGAGCGGGTTTACGACGAGAAGTTCAAGCGTGAGCGATACGGTCACATCTGGCTTGGTGACTACGAGCCGACAGCAATAGGAGCCATATGGGATCGGGCAACGCTGCATTCGGGCAGGACCAAAGAGCCGCCTCTAATGAACAGGATAGTGGTAGCTGTAGACCCTGCGGTGAGTGATACGGACGGTTCGGATGAACATGGGATTATAGTCTGTGGGGTTGGCGAGGATAGTAAGGGTTACGTTCTGGACGACCTGTCGAGGCATGGTTCGCCCAAGCAGTGGGCGGAACAGACAATAGCGGCCTACGACAAGCATAGCGCAGACGCGATAGTGATAGAGGTTAATCAAGGCGGAGATATGGTTCGGCATACGCTTGAGAGCGTGAGGCCGGGGATACGGATAATCGAGGTGCGGGCTACAAGGGGAAAGCATGTTCGAGCGGAGCCGATCTCGGCTTTGTACCAGTTGGGAAGAATATCACACGCCGGGACGTTCGATAAGCTGGAGGATCAAATGTGCCAGATGACTTCCGCAGGGTATCAGGGCGACGGTTCGCCCGACAGGGTGGACGCAATGGTATGGGCATTTACTGAGTTGTTCCCCAAGCTCAACAGACAGAAACCTAAAGTAGACCACCGCAATAATGCGGGCGGGTCGTGGATGGGATAATGGATGACATTGTAAAAGAGGCCAAGGAGGCATTCGAGACCTGTCAGGAAGCGGAGGAGGAGAACCGCGACAATGCCGAGAGCGATATTAAGTTTGCCCGCATGGGTGACCAATGGGACGAGGCAGACCGTAACAAGCGGAACAGGGAAGGCCGACCCGTTCTGACGATCAATCGTATGCCCGCGTTCATAAGACAGGTAGCTAATGACGCCCGGTTGAATACGCCCAGCATTAAGGTGTTCCCCGTGGATGATACTGCGGACGTGGAGTGCGCGGAAATACTCAATGGACTCCTGAGGAATATCCAGGTGCAGAGTAACGCCGATGCTGCCTACGATACGGCCATGAGCGATGCGGTCACTGGAGGGTTTGGGTACTTCATCATAGATGTGGATTACACATTCAATGATTCCTTTGAGCAGGATATTTTAATCAAGAGGATTGCCAATCCGTTTACGATACACGGCGATCCTAGAAGCACGGCGATAGACAGCAGCGACTGGAATATAGGTTTCGTCTCTGACATGATGAGCCATGCAGAGTTCGAGAAGGAATTCCCAGACGCAGATAAGGTGGATTGGGACGCCGACTTTGAGTCAGAGAAAGACTTTGACTGGATAACGGAGGAATCGGTAAGGGTTGCAGACTACTGGAAAAGGGTAGAGGAAGACCGGCCTATCGTTCTCCTGAGTAACGGCGAGGTAATAGACGAAGAGGTCTACGAAAAGAACAGGGACTACTGGGACGTTTCTCAAGTATTCGTGGAGAATACGCGGACGGTCAAGTCATGGAAGGTCAGGAGGTATACTTTAAGCGGTCAGGAAGTACTTGAGGAAATTGACTGGCCGGGGATGTATATTCCCATTATTCCAGTGTACGGAGAGGAAAGCTGGGTCGAGGGAAAGAGGCACTTTAAATCCCTTATCAGGGACGCGAAGGACCCTCAGAGAATCTATAATTACTGGAGAACGGCCTCGACTGAATTGGTAGCTCTGGCTCCAAAGGCGCCATTCATTGGGCCGGTAGGTGCGTTCGACGAGGACGGCGACAAGTGGGCGACGGCCAATACCGACTCACATCCTTACCTGCAGTACGACGGACAAGTCGCCCCGCAGAGACAATCATTCGCCGGACCACCGGCTGGAGCCTTACAGGAAGCCCTCAACGCTTCGGACGACATGAAGTCCGTGGTCGGGATGTTTGATGCTTCTTTAGGCGCGAGGTCGAATGAGCAGTCAGGACGTGCTATTTTAGCAAGACAGAGGGAAAGCGATGTCTCGACCTTTCACTTTATCGACAATCTAAACAAGGCGATTCAACACGCCGGGAAGATAATACTTGACCTGATTCCTCATGTTTATTCGGGCGAGAGAGTGGTCAGGGTTCTGGGTGAAGACGACAAGGCTGAAAACGTACAGGTCAATCAGCAAATCCCAATGATGGATGAACAAGGCCAGCCCATGATGGATGAAATGGGTCAACCGAAGGCGAGAATATACGATCTGACGAAGGGCAAGTATGATCTTGTAGTGAGAAGCGGGCCGAGCTTTACGACAAGACGCGAAGAAGCCGCCACCCAGATGATGGAACTTCTGAGGGTATACCCGGATGCCGCGCCTATAATCGGGGATATATTCGCCAAGCACCTCGACTGGCCTGGT